ATGCTAACAGATGCGAAACTAAGAAAGCTTCATAACGTACCAATAGAAAAGCGTATTGAGATAGCTGATTCTCAGGGATTATCTATTCGAGTAACACCGAAGGGTATGATTATCTTCCAATTCAGATATCGTTTTAATGGGAGACCTAGAAGGATGACGCTTGGCGAGTATGGAACAATATCTCTTAAAGATGCTAGGAATTTAGCTCAAGAAGCTAGGAATATATTATTGGAAGGCAAAGATCCAATTATTGCCAAAGAAATGGAAATAGCTGATGAGGGTAAAAAGCTATCAGTAAACGAGTGTATAAATGAATGGTTAAAAAGCCCTCACGCGCAGAAGTTAGTAAAACATGATTTCTGGAAGAGGGCGTTACATCGTCACGTATCCAGTGTTGGTAAAATGATTGCTGAGGATATGGTTATAGCTCATTGGCAGCCTGTTTTTAAGAAAATGAGAGATAACGGATCGCCAACAATGGCAACCGAGATTCTTTCAAAAATGAAGCAGATATTTTCATACTGTATTCGCTCTGGAAAGATGGCTGTTAATCCTCTTTCTGAATTAAGAGCTGATGATGTGGGGATGAAGCCAAAGGCAGGAAGGCGATATTTTAGTGATAAAGAGATTGGTATGTTTTGGCGGGCTGTCGATAACACCAATATGACTAAGCAAAGCAAAATATTTATTAAGTTGGTTTTATTAACAGGATGTAGAGGTGCCGAACTTAGACTTGCTAAAAAATCAGAATTTGATTTAAAAAACAATATATGGACAGTTCCCGATCAGAATTCTAAGACAAGGGATGGATTTAGTAGAGGATTGTCTGATGAAGCTGTTTTTTTATTAAATGAAGCGTTTTCATTATACCCAAGCTTTAAACAAGTCTTTCCTCCTGCAAACCTGAAAGAGGATAGACCAATGGCCGCTAGTGTATTATTAAACATGGCTATTCAGGTTGGTGATGCAATGAAGGTTAATGATTGGAGCATGCATGATCTTCGCAGAACCGCAAAGACAAAAATGAGTGAGCTTGGCATTCCTCCTCACGTCTCTGAAAAGGTGTTAGGCCATAAACTTGGTGGAGTCCTTTCTGTTTATGACCAACACGAATATATAAAAGAGCAAATAGATGCAGTAAATAGCTTGGCGACTCACATATTATCCTGCACTGAATAACCTTTGCTTTTAAAAAACTCAATAACTTCATTGTATTTATATAATGCGCCTCCATTAATAGGGGCGTAATTACTATCCGGTTCAGGAAATGGCGTTCCTTGAGCGATCCATTCTTGTCTTTTTCTCCAGAATGTTGTGCGAGATATTCCACCTAGCATCCCTTGAATTTTACTTCTACAAATTAAAAATTTTGGAATATTGTCATCCATCTTTCTCTTCCTTTTGCAGATTTCTGATGTATTGGCACATAACATCTTTGGTGTTGTACTTTGTGTGATTTAGAGGCTTAAACTTTGGCGTGTATTTATCGAGGATCTGAGTTGTTAATTTGTCGTTGGGTATTCCGTGGCTTCTTAGTTCGATTAAGCATTCCTTTGCTATTTGCCTTCGTGCGTTTTCCATTGCTTGTGCATTCATAGTCTTTGCCTTTTATTACGCAAAGTGACCATATATGATTTACGACAGTTTTCTATTTCGACGGGATAGATATTCTTTCCTATCTTTATTTTGTGGCTAACGATTATTCCAGTTCGATTATATTTCTTTTTATGGGCTTCCAGTGCCTCATTAATAGCAATCCTTTCTATGGGCGTGACTTCACCGCGAATTATTAATCTCATAATTCACCTATGCTATTTTCCATCCATTTAATATTTTATTGCCGATATTAATTAATTCATCTCTATCGACAGTATTAATTATCTTTCGTGGCTTGATGTATGGTCGCCATATTAAAAGCATTGAGCCTTTATTATTTCCATTGACGGGTTTGTTTGTTCCTGCATTAATAAAAGATATTCTTCCTCCTGTAATTAATCTCACTTCATCAACTGTTTCTAATGCAGAATTAAACCAACCGACAGAAGTATCAGCAGGAATTAACATCACGATAGACTGTAATTGCTTTTTACATTGTTCGGCGGCTTTATTAATCCAAGGCTGAATTTCACTGTACGGGGGATTCACCCAAATAGCACCGTAACTTTCCCAATCGCAATTTAACGAGTCGTCTTTTTCGGTGAGGTAATGAGAACAGAGAGCATTATTTTTATCGGCGGCGGCATCTAAATAGAAACCAAATTCAGCGCCCAATGCTGTGAATAAAGGTAGGGGAGTTTGCCATCTATCACGCAATTCCTTTGGTGTATGGCTACCTCCGTAGTCAGCCTTCATTCTCCGCATCCTTCATAATCAAAAAGCACATCATAGCTGCTCGATAATAGTTTTTATCGTAAACCTCAAGTTCACCTTTGCTTTCACAAATATGACTCGCAGACCAGCCAACGATATTACCGATAAAATTCATTCCTATTTTATTTCCAATAATAATCGGCATTGCGTCAGTAGGGTTGTTGCAGGGTTTAAAACACTTATTACCCACCATGGCAACTAACTCATCCCATACAGTGGTTGTAACAAACCATTCTGCACCTAACTTTTCAGCAACCTTTTTATTAATCTCGAAATCAGAGAGTTCGGTGTATTTATTCATTGGTTAATTCCCAATATTCGCAAATTCCTTTCCTGATAATTCCACCTGCTTATAAATGACCAATTACACAACTAACCTGACTTTTAGAGTATTCAGGACTACATAAGTAATATAATTCAGCATTTGTCAATTTGTTGTATTTTAGAAGATTAATTATTTCCTCTTTTAATTTATTCATCTCTCATCACCTCACCACAAACAACATTAACATTCCTCACTGACATTAAATATTCAGCGTGTTTATCGCATTCCGATTGCGTGTATATATATTCCGTTACAGGCACAGCAGAACCCTGTATTAGCATGAGTAATACATATCCGATTATTTGCATTAATTGTTACTCTGAATTTTAGGTATAAAAAACCCTGCTAGTGCAGGGGGGTTATTCTTTTCATTATTTCATCTAACTTTGAAAGATAGTCTAAACTTATCCTATCTCTGAAATCTATAAGTATTTTTATTTTATTTCTATTATGGATTTCTTCCCTAGATAACTTATCTATTATTGCCATGGATACATGTCTGTCCAGGTGGTAGATTATTTTTTTTAACTCTTCAACTGATTGTGCTATTTCATCACTTACCTTGTAACGATTAGATATAGCTTCCTTTAATAGTTCATTATTACTTATTCTAATAATTTTATATTGAAATAACTCATTATTTTCAATTAGTGATATTAGTGCAATTGGGAGTTTTACACTATATTCAACTTTAAATGATATAATTTCTTCCTGAAAAGATGAGTTAATAAATTCATTTATATCATTTATAGTATCTTTCTTTTCTTTGATGATGGATTTTATATTCCTTTTAATGATGTCATCTCTTGCTTTTTGTTTTTTATCATCTGATTCCTTTTGCATATAATAAACAAAAATAGTAGCTAAAATACCAAATGTAGATGTGAAACTGAAAAATGTACTCCATTTGTTGTTATCGTCAATATTCCAATAAAAGAAAATGGCGTAGGTTACCAAGAAAAAAACAGCTAATGCAGTGACAACGAATGTCAACAATTTTATGTTCATCTCCCACTCCTTAACTAAAGCAGGAATCATACTCACATCCATGTGACTAATCCACTGTCAAAATGCCTCCTTAATTCACACTTATTTGCTTTAATGCTTCACGAACTGCATTTAATCGAGATTCCATTCTTAGATATTGAGGGTTAGGAATTGTGGGCCAATCGTTATACCAAGCATCATCACCAAACAAGCGAAGCAACTTACCGCCTAAAAAACTATTGCAACATTCATCTTTAACATCATCTGATGATTCGATTAAATCCCAATACTCCCTTGCTTCGTATTTATCTATTTCATCATCTTTGCGCAGTTCGATAACTTGCTTTTTAGCGTATTCAGCATTTGCATCGTTATCAGCATCTATCTCAGAGATTAAATTAGAATCTAGCTTACCTATCCAGTAGTGATTATTAATCCTATGAATAAACTCAACTAGTGAGCTACCCATAGAACCCCAAAAACAAGACCACGAACAACCGCATTCGCTAATTGTGACACGGCCGTTTTGATTATCGCCGTAGTCCTCAAGATAAACATGAATAGGGTCGTGATTTTGAACCTCTGAAATAACTAACTTAGTAACTTGAGATTGTTCAACTTTCATATTCATTCCTCTTCATTGCATCCTTGCACTGAGTTCTAATTCCAATTAGAGATTTCTTCTTCGATTAAGTCGTCTATTTCGTCGTTAGTAGCCTCTTCATTGAGAAATAAACGTGCTTCGGTAATGTACTTCTCTCGGTTCTTGTCAAAGAACTTTGAAAATTCAGGCGACCATCCTTGCCAGCACCCATTGAAGTCAACAATTGCATTATTCTCTGCCATATTTTGGATCATCATGTCAGCAGTAATCACGCCAGATTCACGACAAAATCCCTTTAAGTCGCGTTTTCTGTAATAAGGTGAAACCTTAGAGTCACAAACACTCTTGAATCGTTGTTTCCATCTCTGAATACAGCGACCGTGTAAACTTTTCATGGTTATATCCTTTGGTTAAACGGGTAGAGTGGTTAAAACGGAATATCGTCTGAGAAATCCATTGGTGGTTCAGGATATTGTGGAGTTTGTTGTTTGGACTGTTGCGGTTGCTGAGGTTGCCCCCATCCTTGATTCTGTGGCTTTTGGCTTCCTGCTTGATTACCACCGTTACCGCCAAAATCTAATTGGTTAACGATAATTACTGGTGCTGATTTTTTCTCACCACTCTGGCTTGTCCATTCCTCCATGACGAATTCACCAGTAACTGTAACCTTTATTCCCTTGGTTAGATGAGGAGGTAGCTTTTCAGCTTTAGAGCCAAACATCTTACAGATAACCCAGGATACTTTTTCGTGCTCTCCGTAACCTTGTTTCACTGGTAAACTAAAAGATGCAACCGCTTTACCATTTGGCGTCCATCGTTGCTCACAATCTTTACCTAGATTTCCACTTGCCGTTATTGTGTTAATTGCCATATACACTCCATTGATTGCCAAATTGAATGCCTAACTTGTTTAATCCCTGATCCATCACCTCAATGAACTCAGGTACTAACTCGTCAAATTCTTTCATCATTTTTTCGTCACGCTCAACAGGGAAATATGCGATTTCTTTTCCTGCCGGCATTCGTGGGTCAAAATTTGCAAAATGCCAGATATCCTTACCTGTAACCCACATGGAATATTGAACTTGAGCCACATATTCCTTTTTCATTGCATCGATTCCATTCAATGCTAAGTCTATAAATACGTCCGTGTTATTAGGGCATTTAAGCTCTAATCCAGAGCCATCACTGCAAATTCCGTCTGGTGAGCAAGCTATCCGTAGTTGCTCATCTTTAAATATTATTGGCACTTCCTTTGCCGTTAATCCGGTGTAAAACTCGAATGTCATCCTTGCTTCTAATTCGTAGTTTTTACCCCATTCCAGCGTCCTTGCTGATACTTCCTTGTAAACTCCCGTACAGACTTCACCAATAAGGGTGTTTAAATATGTTTTCTTTGTGTCTGTCCATTTTTTTCCTGACTTTGGCTTAGAGATAACTTTCCATGCCTCAGAGGCAGTGACTACGCCGAGCCTGATAGACATCCATTCCTCGCTTCCTTGCTCTATCTTGGTTAAATCGATGCCTGTTTTGCTTAGAATGATGTCATTACTAATCATTTTCCTTCTGCCTTTTTCCTTAGCATGTCGATAATGGTATTGGCTTCAAATGCGGTTAATTGCTCTGGATGGGATATTTGATGGTTGAATTTTTTACTAATGAATGCGAAGAATGCGTCACTCCATTCGCCGTTAACTTTAAGCATCAAGTCTGTGATAGCTTTTAGTTGATCCTCGCTTGCTGGCGTTATGTCCTTTGGTTCTTGTTGCTCGCTTCCAAAATCAATACCTTCTCCAGCCTCAGTATTAACATAGTCAATAGCCTTATCTAGACGCTCTCTGCGTGGCCAGTATTTAGCCGCCTGCTTCACTACTGTTTTTAGGATCATCTGTTCTTCATCAGTTACCCAAGGGCAGGATTTTTTCCTTGCTATCCAAGCTTTCCATGCTGATGAACGGTCACGTATTGCGTAAATATCAGCAATAGCCATTGTGTGAGTTAGATAGTCTCCATCTTCTGTTTTTACTACTGTGTAAGCGCCAACAATCTCACCTCTCTGATCCTGAGTGGCAAAGGCGTTGTATTCGTGTCGGGGTGCGGTATCTATTGATGTGAGTTGGAAATTATCATTTTGTCGAACAATGCTTGATTGACACCACTTAATAGCCTGTGATTGTTGAGCTATATGCATCAATCCCATATAGCTAATATCGAGACATACTTTCTTATCTCTAGGAACTAGATAAGCCAACTTTTGCGCTGGGTTTAAACTAATTCCGATAGCTGAGACATTCATGATCGCACTACGAACGGACACAAGATTATTAACTGCAACATTTGCCAGATAATCATTGTTCGCGAATATTTGCATGGCAAATTCAGATTCCCTTTTGAATGTAATGCTTGTCTCGCTACACACTTCTTCGAACTCATTTTTAAGAGGATTTACAACCTCATATATTTTTTGAACTGCATTTGTCACGACATTCTCCTACGTTCCTGATAGCTCTTTAACTCCTTATAAAGACTATCAATTGTCATATCGAAAACGCTGTCACTCCATTGACTGGTAATGTCTTTTGGTAATCCATCAATAACGCTAAATGCGACATTACTTAACTCAGCATCCTTTGCATCAATCCATGATGCTTCTTCCTGCCTGCGTTCTTCCATTGCGTCAAGTTCATGATAAGGATTCACGCAACCCTCCTTAGGAGTGCCAGCTTGGAAACAGGCGCATCCTTACTTGCTTCACTGACAATCCTGTCAATCTCTTCCTTGTCGAACTGCATAATCCATTGCAGGGCTTCCACTGGGTCAATTTCCGTTAACTTAGCCAGCTCAGCGAAACTTCCTGTTTCAATCTGAACCTGACTAACATCATCAAAATCAATCACGACTTTCCCGTCGCTATTAACTCTCATTCCGTAAGAGTATCTGAAGGCTATTTGCATAAACCCTCCTGATAGCTTTCTTTGAGTAATTCCATTGCTAACCACCAGATATCCTCACATTTCTGGCGAATAGCTACCTGCGCCTGAGCTTGCGCCAGACGGAAAATATCTTGGTTAATTTTCATAATTTACCTTGCGATAATTAGACTTAATGAAATAACTGCGAATAGAAGCAGGGCGCTGAATATAGTGTCTATGTTCATGCGAAATTCTCACTATTGAGATAGCGATTGTTATTTAGGTTCTGGTGTTGGTGCGGTGGGTTACTGCTGAGGTATTTCTTTGATATCTAATTCCGTGATATTGGCTTTGCTAATTAAAACGCCAAATAAATACATGTGTTCGGCGCAATCTCCTTCATCTTCTGCCTCAATATCTTTTGACCAAGGCTCGCCATTCCATTTGCAAGTTACTTTGAACATTGCCATTTCCTATGTTCCTTATGCGCGTATTCCTCACTATTAATAGCGATATGAATGATTAAGTGGTGGGTTACTGCTGACCGAGGGCTTTTGCGATTACAGCGTCAACGATATCTAAATCATCGTCATCATCTGGTTTATAGCTTGCAATTTTATTGCGAAGTCTGATTAACTGTTCTAATAACTCTGGTGCCGTTGCGATTAGATGGGCGTTTGCTTTAGAGTTAGTCAATCCAACATAATTTCCCTTATCATCATATAACTCTATGAAAAATTCTCTTTTTGTCGCTATCCAAGGCGCTGGTGCTCCTTTAAATTCCATATCACCCCCTAGCCTTTAACATTGCATCTGCCAACTCATAGGCCTTACTTGCAATTTCACCTGTCTCACTGAATGAAAATTGATTTCTCTCTGTGTTTACAAGGATTCCATTCATAGCAGCCATTGCGAACTTGTCGCGTAATGATGCTGAGGTAATGCTTCCATCACTTTTGTAATACTGGTCGTAGTTTTTATCTGTCATACTCCCTCCGTTATTCTTCACTTTCATCTGGCTTGATTGCAGTTTCGATATCAATAGGACCATATAAGACGCCAACCAACTCAGTGCTTAACTCCCAATAATCAGGAACTCTGTCATTGAAATATTGGGGTGTAATTAAGTGTTTTCCATCGTCACTCAACCAAGCAAAATCAATATCGTTTGTATTTCGATACCAGAGATATGTCTTTCCATGTTCCATATCTTCAAAATCAACTTCTGGAATGCGCTCCATACTCCCTCCGTTATTAACTAAACACGATGCTAATCATCAAGCTTGAGTTTTTGAATTAAGTTACTCACCGCGGTATCTACTACTTCCTGATCGATGGTGTCGAATAGCTTGTTGCGTGCTTCTTCCGCTTCATTAAAGCTTTCCTCGTCATCGTCGTCGTAATCTATCCATAATCCAAAGTCGACATCGAAAATCTTCTCAGGCCAGCAATACTGTACTCCGACTTTTTGCTCATCTGCGTCATGAGCTTTCTTGATTAGAATCTGACGTCCATGTGACTCAAATTCCTTAAACCATATTTCCATCTCTATCTCCTATCTATTAATCAACTCAACTTTTGAATTAAGTAATCGCATGCTCTAAGTTTTCGTTGCGCTATAAACTGCTCACATGCTTCGATACTAGTTACCCCAAGCAATAAAACTCTACTTGGTTCGTTTCTGTATATGACCCGATACATGACAATACTCCTATTAATCAACTCACCACAGCCCACCGAATGGACTGTAATTAGTTAACTGTGCCTGCTTTTAACCACGTCAGGCGAGGTGGTTCTTACATTCCCCAACGCAAGAAATCTGTGTATAATTCAATCACCCCAACGTAATTAAAGGATTGAATTAATGGATGTAGGTTTATTTATTTCTTCGATTAAAAATGCCCTTGGTGCTCTTTCTACTGTTCAAACTAACGAGGTGCTTAGAGAGCGAATCACTTTCATCTACGAGCAGATTGAAGTAATTCAAAAAGCCAATGAAGCCACCGAGAAAGAACTTGCCGAGCTTAAAATAAAGAACAGCGAACTTGAGAAGGAAATAGCGAGTTACAGGGAAAAGGATCAGTTGATCCAGCACATGGGAGCGACCTTTAGAAAAAATCCCTCTGGCGGTTACATTAGGGCTGTGTATTGTCCCAATTGTCTTAAATCTGTCGGTTCCTACTTTAATGATTTTCCGTTTCATTGCGAATCCTGTGGTTGGTCTTCCTCATTTGAGGGTGGTGAGTTAGATTCTGTTATTTCATCAATCCCTGAGTAATCAACACTAAGCCCATCCGTGGGCTTTATCTCGCCGTAACCCCGAACTCACTGCTCGGCTGTTTTGTTTTAACTCCTGAAAATACTGCTACATTAGGTAAGCAACAGTTATCTCCACTTGGATAATGCTTTGTTGGTTTGAGAGAGAGAACAGGGCGTTCTGGTTTCTCAACGCCAAATATCGAATCCCAAATTTCTTCCACTGAGCGACTTCTCATAGCTATCTTTCGAGCCAAAAACTCACCTTGCTTTCTGCGTCTGCGAATTTTTGAGTTCTCTTTAAAAATTATTGTTGCCATATTTGCCTCCTAAGTGATCTTTGGTGGTGATGCCGAATGCCTCCGGTAGCTGTCTTTCGCCCACAAGGCGACTGCTTGTCTTTTCGACCATCACCCCAAAAACCACTCAGTGGTTGCTCTGAAAATTTATTCTGAGCGTTCCTAATTGTAAAAGAGCGAACATCCTTTTTATCTACAGCTCCTTGCCTTTGATGTGATAAATATTACATGCGGTATTTATTTAAGTCAATACCATCGGTAATATAAAATTATATTTTCGGTAATATTATTGAATTTAAAAGGAATTTTTTTTCAAAAAAATCTCAGATTGGAATGCAGATCACTTCTTTGGCGGGGAGGGGCACAAAAAAGCCCTCGCGGAGAGGGCTGGGGTGGTGTTATTCAACAGGCTTTAATGGTTCTTCAAAAAAGTTTATATATGGGAGGTTGATTTTTTTATACCCAGAAATTGAAAGGATATTTTCGATATAACTTTTTATATATGGGTATGCTAAGTTAGGAATCATTACAGTGGCAGTATCGCTTTCATTGAAACTTTCTGTTATTTCATCTTCAGATTTAAATGCGAAATCATAGATTAAATCAACAGACACCTCATCTTTTATTACGGTAGTTACTGTGTATCTAAACTTAACTAAAGTAGCGTCTTTGTTATTGTGAAAAATTTCAGTAGCTAGAGTTAGTCTTAGTTCATTATCTTGCTTAACCTCACCTTCTTCTAAGTTTTTTAAATTTAGGTTATGTACTGTTTTATATAGTATTTTTACCTTCATTGCATTACGCTCTTATCACAAGATGGTGAGGTTGATATTACAAGTTCTTTTAGCTTCACGGCAGATCCTTGCGCATCCCATGAGATAATTTTAGTTTCGTACTCTTGGGTTGTGGTAACTTTAATCATCTCATCGATGTCTGTATTTTGCAGATCATCCGTGGACTGAATCAGTATATCTAAGGGTATTCCTAATCCTATATGCAGTTTCTTTATCATGGTTTGGCTGAGATTTCTTTTGCCACTCAAAACCTCTGAAACTTTAGATCTGGAGCCAAGATATTGCTCCATGTCTTTTTGCGTAAGACCATCTTGATCCATCCTGAATTTAATCGCATCAATGGCAGACGGTTTGTTTACTTTATAATGTTTTGACTCATAATCCTCAATGAACAGACTTATCATTTCTAGTTCATTAAATTCTTCACTGTCTACTTCTGGGCTCATTTCCATCAGCTCAGATATGCGATCCATCGCTTCGTTGTAGTCATTATCATTTTTTAAAATTCGCGGTTTAAATACACTCATTTTAATCTCCACTTGCTATATTCGGCGTGAGTCCCTATACGCTCAATTTTAACAATCCCGTTAATATATATAACCTGAACAACTAATCTGTAATCATTACCTTTTATATTAAAAACCACTCTATTGTCTTCTAAGAAACTAGCAGTAGAGTATCTATTTTTAATATCATGAGTGTCTCTCCAAGTAGCTCTCTCAACCTCATTAAGCCACGCTTCAAGACACCCTTTAGATTGGTTGTGCTTTTTAATGAACGTAGCTATATCTTTTTTACCTAGCACTCTCATAATATTATGCAACCATCATTATTATAATTACACACATTTCCCATTTTGGGAAATTTATTTATTTTCCCTAAAACGTGTCGTCAGGCCATTAAAACAGTGCTCGGCCTGTTTTTTCGCAAGCGTCTATATATTTAATTGGTTTAACGATGGCTGACACATAGTGCATGGTGTCAACTTGATCTGGTGATAAAGTTATAGGCTTGTGTGAGTTGTTTATACTGGAAAACTGATAGTCTCCATCACGAGTTTTGCTGAAAATTTTAATCATGTTGTGACCTTCTACCGTACGCACAAAAACCTCATCGCCAGATCTGACTGTTGTATTTGGCTCAACCACAACAAATTCACCTGACTGAATGCGTGGCCACATACTGTCACCTTTAACCTTCAACCCGTAGGCGTCTTTATCGTCGCTGTATATCTTCAGCCAGCCATTGTGAGCCTCGATCATATCAACGGCACCATCAACACCTAAGAATGCCTCACCGCGCACCTGAACCATTCCTGAAGGCACTGTGCCTACATATTCGATTTCATCATCTACCGATTGAGCCAGAGACATTATTTGTTTAGATATTGACGGACTTATATCACTAACAGCAACCTTCAATATCTTTGCAAATGTAGCAACTGCGTTCGGGTTTAATGGATTAATTCCATTTAAATAATGACTGACAGCACTTTGGTTGACACCTAGCTTTTCAGCTATGTCTTCTTGATTTATCCCTAGCGTCTTGCGCTTAGAGGAATAGATTGATTTAAGCCTTCTGGCATCTGCCAGTTGCTCTTCTGATAGCGGTTTCTTTTTGTTCATCCCTGCATTTTATTACTATAAGTTATATTTTAAAAATACCGTTGGTATTGACTTTTTTATTACCGAATATAATAATTAAGCTGATTCATTTTAAAGGAGAAGAAGATGAACCAACTAGCTTTACGTGAATATGTCAAGGAGCATGGTCAAGATAAGACGGCTAAAGCAATAGGTGTTACTCAAGGCGCTATCAGTAAAGCGCTAAGAGAAGGGAGAAATATTCTCTTATCACAAACGGAAAATGGCATTAAAGCAATAGAAATAAAGCCATTTCCAAGCACTAAAAAATAATCACCATCACGCTCTTTAACATCGCTAACCCGCTCAGAGTAAATTCTCAGAGCAAACAATCCGCTCATATGGAATGAGCCACGGATCATTACTGCTGTTCCCAATATGGGAAGTAATCTAAGAAGGAATTTAAACTATGGAATTATCAAACGAACGCAAATTTCGAGAAATCGAATCAAAAATCATGAAAGGGATACTTGTTACTGGCGCTAGAGAAGTAGCGAAAAGAACGGGTATTCACGAATCACAAGTATCTCGCTGGCAATCTCAACAATCTAAAACGCAATTAAGCTTCATACAACGTTGTGCAAGGCTTTTAGTTGCTATTGGGTATGAGACACCAGATGACACAGTGATATTGCAAGGTGATGAGGCTAGAGCGTTAATTAAGATGCTTGAACATGTCAAAGCACCAAAAAGAAAAACCTCAACCACTGCGAATGGTGAGGCTTCTCAACAAATGGACTTAACCATTTAGACTAACAAATACACTGTATCAATAACCAGTATTAAAGGGAAGCTGATTTTTAGCTTTCCTTTTCCTGATACAGCTAATTAATGGAGTAATTATATATGAAATTAACAAATAAACAAAGACATGGAGGTTACTAGGTATGAGAGTTGGTCACTTAGGTGAAATGAAATTCAACCGTGAAGTATCCAAGACCGAATCTCTTCCAACTAACTTCAGGGTTGAGGGCTGGGTTTATATTCTGAGCAATGAGTATATGCCCGGCATATATAAAGTTGGCATGACAACTATCTCGCCAGAAAACAGAGCTAAAGAGCTATCCTCCGCAACTGGTGTTCCAGACAAATTTAAAGTTGAAGCGTCTTTTTACTCTGAATCTCCTAGTAATGATGAGTCTACTGTTCATGACTATTTGGATAAATACAGAATAAATGAGTCTCGAGAGTTCTTTAAATGTGATTTAGAAGAAATTATTGAAACTTGTGAGGAAGTCTGCATTGCGAGAGTCGGGGATAAAGTTGAAGTGTTAGCTGACTCATACGACATCATATGCACTGAAAGTCTAGATAACTTACATCTTGGAGAGTTATTTGACTCTCTTAACGTTAGCGTTTTTGGTTGCAAAGTTGCCACAGCAGAAAGATTGATAAGACTTGCTGTTCACCTTTGCTCGAAGAAATTTAACGCCTCTCATGCCCTCTACTTTAAAGAGGATACGGCTTATTTAGTGCAAAGCTTAATAGGTCAAAACTTAGAGGAATGGAAGAAACATAACCCTGAATTAGCAAACAGATCGGAGGTGCCTTTCTAATGGCCAGAGCAAGAAATATTAAACCAGGCTTTTTTACTAATGATGACCTTGCTGAATGTGATCCATTTGCACGAATCCTATTCGTTGGTTTATGGACTATTGCAGATAGAGAAGGTCGCTTAGAAGATAAGCCACGTAAAATTAAAGCTATGGTTTTGCCATACGATGATGTTGATTGTGAAAAATTACTCGCACAACTACACAGTAAAAACTTTATTACCAGATATGCAGTAGATGGGAATGAGTTTATTCAGATTAATAACTGGAAGAAACATCAGAACCCTCACGTAAAAGAAGCGGCTAGTGAAATACCAGAACAAGTAATGCAACCTACTGAAAACAAAGGAGCACTAGAAAAGCACCATACAAGTACAGTGCAAGAATCAGAAGAGCATACAACAAATCCTGCTGATTCCCTTAACCTGATTCCTGATTCCCTTAACCTGATTCCTAATAACACCCAAGCCGAAAAAACGGCTTGTCCTAGTGAGCCAGAAAATCAATCTGCATGTATTCACCAAATGTCTAGCAAGTATGCATTCGAGGGAGAGGTGATCCGCTTAAACCACAAAGACTTTGCTGAATGGAAATCGTTGTATTCAAACATCGACTTGGTGCATGAGCTAAAACGGCTAGATATCGAATTCAGAGCCGCTAAGCCTAAGAACTGGTTTATCACTGCAAGCCAGAAGTTAAATTACCAAAACAAAAACTCTGGTAACTCATGGAAAGCCACGCCACCTAAGCGAGCTGTAAACGAGAATTTTGCATCCAAGGACTACGGTAAAACGGATGCGCCAACATGGATGAATTAAATCATGAACCTATCAGACAAAATCGAGCAAATTGAAAGGCAGCTTGAAAATCTAAGTAAACCGCCAGCAGAAATACCAAACACCGAAGTAACGATTGTTGAATTAACCTGCGCTAAGCATGGCGCATATCAAGCCAGAACTCGTTCAAGTAAAACCGCGATATCAATTCCATCACGACCAACACCTTGCCCACATTGCCTCATGGAAGAACTAGAAGCCTTGAAGATCGAACAGCGTGATTCGGATATTCGTTTCAAGAAGAAACTCACTGAGAAACTGCTTGATGATCTGCATGTTCCAGAGCGCTTTAAATCTTGCACACTGGATAACTACGAGGCTGTGAACAAGGACGCTCAATACAATCTCAATGTCTGCAAAGCCTACGTTAAAAAATGGGAAGATCGCCTAAAAAATGGCGGTGGTTTAGTGATGTGCGGAAAGCCTGGTACGGGTAAAAATCATCTAGCATTAGCAATAGCGAAAAGTGTTGTTGAGGATTATCAGAATTCTGCGCTATTCACGACAGCCTTACGAATTGCAAGAAAATTTAAATCCACCTGGAGTAAGAATTCTACCGAAACAGAGTTTGAAGTTATTCGGATTTACACAAAACCAGATTTGTTGATCATTGATGAAGTTGGTGTGCAATTCGGCACTGAGGCAGAAAAGCTGATCCTTTTTGAAATTATCAATACTCGTTACGAGAAGATGAAGCCAACAATCCTAATCAGCAACCAAACCAGAGAAGAATTAGGCGCATTCATTGGCGAGCGAGTTATTGACAGAATGAATGACGGCGGTGGTTGTACGTTGGCTTTTACATGGGATAGCTACCGAACAAGAAAGCAAGTTGCTTAACACGCAAGAGGATTTTTAGATGAGCATAATTTTTCACAAAAATAGAAACTGGCTACAAACTCCACAGATTACAGCTCATGGATTGCTAATGGATAGCAAGCGCAGATCCCTTTCAATGCCTGAGGAAAAACGCCTTGCTCGTAAAATTCGCAGTTGTTATCCAAGAGGTAAAACATACAACAACTTAGAGCGAATTGAATATTTCAGTAAGCGAGGTTATTAGATGAAATGGCATCAAAAAATGCTTGTCAGGGTATTTAGTAGCAACATCCTGACGTTTCTATTTCAACTCATTGCTTGGTGTTCGGTATCGCTTTTAATCGCGATAGATAAATTAGGCGAGTTTAATCTTCATGTTTATCTAGGGGCATTACCAATAGTGATTATTCAGGCGTTAGTGATGACATGTCTAATCAGGTGGGTGTTTAAATTTTGTATGAAAAATATTGATATCAAAGGAGACATCTAATGCAGGGAACTAATTGGGTTAAGTGCTCCGAAAAAATGCCACTAGATGACGCATCGGTTTTGTGTTGCGATATCGATTCACTATCGGGTGAAATGTTCATTGCTGATTACATCAAAGAATTTACGTTTGGGAAAAGGACTGTTTTAACGGGATTCTACCGAGGTAATCGCCAGCGACCAGTGTCTCACTGGATGCCACTCCCACCAATGCCAGAGGGTGAATGATGAGCTGGATTAAACGAAGTGATGAAACGCCACAGGAAGACGGCAAATATTTTACATTTGGTTCTCATGGTCGAACTACTGCATGGTGGAAAGGTGATATCCATAAGTTTCAAAATGCTGAATCTGGCGAAAATGAAGGAATGCAAGATATGGATGGTGAAGTTTACATGGTCACGCATTGGATGAATTTACCAGAAAAGCCAGAGCCACCACAGGAGAGCTAACAGTGAGTGAACCAGTAGAAGTCATGGTCTATTACGTTAACTTCAATACGAATAGCAGATTTTGGATGTTGAAAATAAATTCAGGCTGGATTGAGGAGCACTATAAATTCCCATGCAAACCAACTAAAAGACAAATCCGCAAAAAGAAAAAAGAATGGATCCAAGAAGCTAAATATTGGATAGAGGTATACGCAGAAATGCAAGGAGGTTAACTTGGAAGTAGATTTTCTCTTCCACGAATCAACCAAAAATACCGCATGGCAACACCTCAAAGAAGTTCTGGCAACAAACCAACCACACCGAATCATTATTAAGCCTTGGAAAAACAAGCGTTCACTATCTCAAAATTCCACTTTCCATTTGTGGTGCTCAGAGATAAGTAAATATCTATGTAAGAACAACGCCAATTACACACCAGAAACCGTTAAGGAGATGCTTAAGCACTCATTCCTAGGTTATGAGGTGGTCGATATGGTTGACGTTACTACACAGCTTACAGAGCGCGTAAGGACACTTCGGAAAACATCAAAACTTGATACAGGTGAAATGTTCCACTTCATGGAGCAGGTTGAACGCTGGGCGGTAGGTATAAATTGTTTCGTGACGATACCTGATAACTCTGAATATATGAAATTGAAAAGGGAGCAGGACAAATAATTATGGCTAAGAGAAATAACGCACTAGAGAACATGAAAAAGTGGATGGAAGTCATTCCTCAATGCTTGCAAACAGAAAGCCAGAAAACCTTTGAAGATGAAGTCGTTAGTCTTGAGTTGGAAATGACTAAAAAGAAGTTTGTGAAAAGAGGTTTTCTACCTCCTGAATTTAAAAGTGAAAGTGAAAAGCGTAGGTGGCTAGAGGCAGTGGTTGAGCTGGAGCGCCTCGATAAAAAATTGAATCGAGCGCAAAAAGAGGTAGAGCGTTTAGAAGAAAGTCGCCGTGAGCACATTAACCGCAACAACTTAAACAGGAAGTGATTATGACTGAAGAACAATACAGGACTTATGCGCGAGTGATAGTGGTTGGTCGTGAATTTATCTCGTTTAATCACAACACTATTTCAGCGGTAACAGGTTTAACACCCGCAAGAGTCGGAACGATTCTAAGAAAGTTACTTGCATTCCAGTGTGTAGAGCATGTTGAAACAAAGAGCCGTAAACGCACTCGCCCAATTAATAACTACGCAGTAACAGATGATGCAATTACTCGACTGAGAAATCAGTTTGAAAAAGAGCGACTGGCTAACCTTCCACTCTTCCCAAAAGCAAAGAAAGTTGAAGTAAAGAAGCCTAGAAAAGTGCTGGATGATTTTATGTGTGGATTGTCATTTGTGGATAAAGCAAACGTCTCAGGCATGGGTAATCCGATGTTGATGAAGTTTGATTCATTATTGAGTGGGGTGAGAGTGTGAGTGAAGAACGTAACGGAATTTACCTCCGAATCAATGGGGATCAGTATCGGCATATTTGGGTGGTTGGTGATATTCACGGATGCTTCAATCTATTAAAAAGGAACATGCATCGAGTTGATTTTGATAAAGAAAAAGATTTATTAATTTCAGTTGGCGACCTAATAGACCGTGGGGACCAAAACGTCGAATGCCTAGACCTGATTAATGAAAAATGGTTTAGAGCGGTGCGTGGTAATCATGAGCAAATGGCTATTGATGCCTTGTTTAATGGTTGGGATGTCAATAACTGGCTATACAACGGTGGTAATTGGTTTTTTCTGCAAAATTATGAGGAAGAGATTTTATCTCGCGCCTGCTTAGCCAAAGTAGAGAAACTACCTTTTATTATCGAAGTAAATGCAGATGGGAAAAAGACTGTCATTGCACATGCTGATTATCCATCCGATGAATACGAGTTCGGCAAGCCAGTAGATGAGCAGTATGTCATTTGGAGTCGTGAGCGCATTGGTGACGATAACGTCCGTGAGATTAAAGGTGCTGACTTATTTTTATTTGGTCACACACCAATGATTAAAGGTATCGAAAAACGCGCTAATCAGGAATACATCGATACTGGGGCAGTGTTTGGTTATGGGCTAACTATGAGGCAAATCAAATGAACTGCATGTCATGCAATAGACCGCTAACAGATGATGAAATTTATGTATGTAGCAAGTGTGCTGATGAATACGCTCATTTGGAAGTGATGGATAAAATCAAAGGAGAGGGAGATGGCGAACTTACGCAAAGAAGCTCGAGGCCGTGAATGCCAAATAAGAATACCGGGTGTATGTAACGGTAATTCTGAAACTGTCGTCTTAGCTCATTATCGAATGTCTGGCATTTGCGGTACCGGAATAAAACCTAATGATGTTTTTGGCGCGTGGGCGTGTAGTGCTTGTCATGATGAATCTGATAGACGCACTCACTATGTTGATGCTGAATACGCAAAGCAATGTCACTTAGAAGGCGTTATTCGCACTCAGGACATTCTCATCAAGGAGGGTAAGATTAAGGTATGAACGATTATCACTTAAAATTACCGTGGCCACCGAGCAATAATACGTATTGGAGACATTGTAGAGGACGGCATTACATCTCACCAAAAGGCACCAGCTACCGAAAGCAAGTAACAGATTACATCAAGCAACATAACCTAGACGTCAAAACCACTTCCCGCATCAAAATAGTCATCACAGCAAATCCCCCAGATAAACGACAAAGAGACCTTGATAACTTGCCTAAAGCAGTTTTCGATTCGTTAACTCATGCCGAATTTTGGGTAGATGATAGCCAAATTGATGATATGCGGATCCGTCGAGGTAAAAAGGTTACTCATGGCTCATTAGATATCAAAATATGGGAGATGAAAGATGAGGAGCGATAAATACAAAAGCCTACCAGTTGCTATTACTGTGGCAAGAAGATTATCCAGAGAGTCAATAAAAAGGCAAAGTTTTAGCGTGGTTCAGCTACCTATGGGCATCTTATCAGTATTGGTTACTAGCGATGCAAAGCGTAGGAAGAAATCTATTGTCTACTCAGTAAGTGGCGATGGTCATCACACAGTATTACCGGAGGCGAGATGAGCTATATCGGAGAAAAGGAATTAACAGATGAGCAGTTTCGCTGGCTTGATGGATGGTTAAATCTGTGGGGGGCGTGGGTATATTCTGGTCGTATTGATATTCGTATGATCAACATGATTTATAGATTCATGCAAACAGTAGAGCCAAGTAAAAACCCATCAAGACCTATGTGCAATGACGATGAAGGAATGTTGATTTCTCAGGTCGTAGATTCAGTCATCGCCACTGACACACAGGCTTATGGAATATTACTAAGTTATTACGCTCATGGTTCATCTAAGTTGTCGATTGCATCTTACTATCACCGAGTTGCAAAACCACGCAAAATGCAAACCAAGGGTGGCAATAGATTTAAAAAGCCATCACTTGGAACTTGCAGAAATGATGTTGATGCAAAACTCAAGGCTGCACAGTGGTTATTGTACGAACCTCTGCGAAATGCAATGAATAATCGCAAACGTGTAGCTAAAGTTAAGAAAATAACTGAACTTTGCTATTGACTTATAATATCAAATTAGCAATACTAATCAGGTAAGTTGCTTTACGTGACTCTTAAGTTTACTTACCTCATTCAAGACCTCGCTTCGGCGGGGTTTTTTGTTATCTGCAATGGTAAGGTGTCTTTTGGTGAGTAAAATCACCCTTGCACTGCATGGAGAAGGCGCCTTAACCATTGTGGAGAATGCCAAGGCTGATTGGCTAACTCGCATGGGCTACTGCACTTATCAGGATAGAAGCACACACGCCATGGGGAACCTGAACGCATACACTCTCAGCGTATGCCTCCACAATTATTCCAACCATCCGGAATTACCGGATAGTTCACATTCAGAAGATCGCCTAGGCGGTCTTTTTTTCGTATATGCCGACCACAGAATCAATCACAACACCTCACATTCACACAAGAGCTGTGAGTCGGCGTTCTATTAACTAATTCCTCCAGAAAGGAGGCGGTATGACACGAATGGACGAGAAAGACAAATTCAGTGCCACCGCATGGGGTGTCATATTCGCTATATCCCTATACGGCGGATTGGCTAGATACATTATTGACAATAAACGTAACGGTTATCGGTGGAGCTGGGTAGGAGCAATTATGCAAATGTTCGTATCTGGCTTTGCTGGGATGATGGGCGGTCTTATATCAATAGAGCTTAACGCCTCATTCTACTACACGTTATTTACAGCTGGCTTATGTGGTTCCGCTGGCTCTTTGGCATTGGATTTCTTCTGGGATAAGTTTACAGGGGGTAAGAAGTGAGTAAGTTTAGATTAAGCAAACGTAGCGAAGAAAACCTCCGCGGCGTTCATCCTGATTTGGTTAAGGTAGTACATCGAGCATTAGAAATTACCGATATTGATTTTATGGTGATTGAAGGTAGGCGCAATGAAGCCCGTCAACGACAATTAGTTGCAAGTGGAAAAAGCCAAACGATGAACAGTCGTCACTTAACTGGCCACGCTGTTGATTGTGCTCCATTGGTAAATAATCAGATCCCTTGGAATGATTGGTCATACTTTAAAAAAGTAGCTGATGCCATGATGCAAGCGGCGAAAGAGTTCGGCGTCGATATCGAATGGGGCGGTAACTGGAAAACATTTAAAGATGGCCCTCATTTTCAATTAACGTGGAAATCATATCCAGCATAACGTCTATGAATATCACAAAATTACTCGCTGGTAGTTGTGTGGTGTTGGTGTTCTGGCTATGGTGGGTAATAGATGACTACGACAAACTGAGCAAAGATTACAGCACAGCAACCAATCAGTTATCACAACAAGTCGAAATCAACAAAGACTATCAAGCACGCATCACTCGATTAAACCAGCTCGATATTCGTCACTCACAGGAGTTAGCCAGTGCAAAGAATGAAATCGACACTCTTCGTGATACTGTTAACTCTGGCAATAAGCGGGTGTACGTCAAAGCCGAGTGTCCAGCAGTCACCAAGAATTCCACCGAAAGCGGAAGTAATGAAGCCACCGCACGACTTAACAAAGCAGTTGAACAAGATTATCTACGTCTCAGAGAAATGATAGTCGAGAACGAACAGCAAACGTTGTATTTGCAGAATTACATTAGAACGGAGTGTTTACGATGACCTACTCTGAACTGATTAAAGGCGCGTATTTGGAGATAGCCAAGAAAGCAATACGGGAAATTGAAGTAAGTAGATAAAAATAACCCTGTGAGTTTGGGCTCCCACAGGGATTTCACTAGTATGTGTGAAAACAATAGATTACCAATATCCACTAAGCCAATCTGTTAATAATCAACGTAAGTTTTTAGAAAACAATCGCCTCGCAATAGCGGGGCTTTTTAATATCTAAAGGAACATAAAATGCAACCACATCAACAACGAGTGGTGGATGAGAAACAAGAGTTAGACGACAAGATCACAAAGCTAATGGCATTTATTGGTGGAGATATCTTTAAATCTTTAGAGCATCGTGATCAGGAGTTATTAGGTCAGCAATTAGGTCATATGCGTAGTTATTCTGAAACACTTTCTCTGCGCATTGAACGTTTTTAATGGAGAAATATCATGGCAACACAAGGCTTCGATAACCCAACTCAATTCCGTGAAGAACTGGATAAAAGCATTCCAAAAGAATAACCCCGACAAGGTAACAGGAGGTGATCCTTCTTGCTGACGGGTAAGCCGTAAGTGACCAAAGTAACGTAGTGATACGTGATGATGGTTGCGAGTTTTACATACGGGATAATCCCGTATCTGCATAAATCGCATTTCACCCTGTGCACCACATGCACGCACATCTAAAAACATCGAATCGTTATTTAGGAATGAGCCTTTGAGGAGATCAGTTATAGCTGATACTGCTTCGATGGGCTGATTTCCTATGTGGCAAGGGTTCATTACTAAGTAAGGACAGTATCATGACAAAATTATCAGTCATCAATAATGCTACATCTGAACAACCAACTATGACCAGTTTAGAAATGGTTGATTACATCAACGCAGATAGAAAGGCAAAGGCTGAGATAGAAGGGTTAAGTTTTCCATGCAAGAAGTATAGAAAATTACAGCATAAAGACTTTTTAAGGAAAGTGCCTAAAGTGTTGGGTGAAAATCAATCAGCGAAATTTTACGCCGATTACATCGATAACAAAGGTCGTTCATATCCGTGCTGTAAATTCCCTAAGCGTGAAGCTTGTTTGATGGCTATGAGTTACAGCTACGAGCTTCAAGCGCAAGTGTTCGATCATATGACTGAGCTAGAAGCTGAATCAGGATTTGGATTTACCATTCAGCAATTACAACACATGTTAGCTGTAGCAAGAAAAGCTTCTGATGAAGATTCAAGTGATGCGGGTCGCCGATTACGCAAACGTCAAGATGATTTAGCTATCTTAAACCGTGCTGAAAAGTTAATAGGTGACATTAGCCAAATGGCATTAGGTTTAGTTGGCGGTGGCAAGTTATTAAATCATGAAAAGTAATAAATATTGCACAGCTCAAAACTGAGCCAATTGATTTGATTAACATTTAACGATGAATAGGCCCTAGTGGCCTTTTTTATTGGGTGGGATATGTATGCAAAAGAAACCTGCTTTTATCGATCGAATTGAAGTGATAGTGACAATGAAAACTGGTGAGTTAATTTATGGATACACAACCTTACCATGCGACATTAAAGATGAAGGTAAATTCATTGAGCTAAGCGCTGATAAATGCGGATTAGATGTGATCTATGTGAACAAAGATGAAATAAGTTACGTGAAGTTTAGTTTCATCACCAAGGAATAGCTATGTCAGAAAAATATCACGTAATAGCAACCAAGAAAGACGGCACAACCTACGAAGGCATGATGAGCACCAAAGAGCCTCGCGTAACTAATGGGTTAATCGGTATCGCATCACTCGATGGATCATGGGTATACATATCACCTGACGAGATTAGTGATATTAAATACGTGCCAGTAGTTGAACAGTAAATATTAAGGAAAGGGTATGGCTCAAAATAAACCAACGCTCACAGATGAGCAGAAAGTTCTTTTTGATGCCCTAACAAAGTTACAACAGAAATTCGTGTTAGGAATCTTGAAAGGACTCAATCAAATAGATGCTTACAAGCAAGCTGGCTACAAGGCAAAGACTGACGACACAGCATACTCATCAGCAAGTGAGATCCTAAGAAATCCTAAGGTTAAATCGTTCTTAGATGCAATGAATGAGGTAGCCATTTCTAATGCGATTATGAGCCGTGAGGAAGCGCTAGAGAGACTTTCTTCTATTGGACGTAGTTCAGTATCAGAAATGGTTGAATTCAGTGAGCATAAGATGGGAACGGATGACGACGGTAATCCAGTTATTCAATCTGTGTGGAGATTTAAAGACTCTGCATTACAAGACCCTAAAGCACTAGCGGCAATATCTGAACTTACGGCAAGTAAAGACGGTATCAAATTAAAGCTTCACGATCCTAAAGCCGCGATTAAACAACTGGCTGATATGCAGGGTTGGGAAGCTCCGAAGAAAACAGAGCTTACTGGTAAAAATGGTGGACCAATAGAAGCGTTAGCTTTAACCAAAGATGAGTATAAGAACGCTCGGCAGGAGATGCTAAATGAGGACGACTGTTGAGCAAAGAAACTTTGCACGTAAGTTAGAGTGTGAAGAAAGTGGGCTGTACTTCTCTCGATACTTCTTCAAACAACGCACTGGCGGGAAGATGATAGTTGCACCTCATCACCACGCAATACAGAACGCGCTGGATAGAGTTATTAGTGGAGAGATTACAAGGCTAATTATTAATGTTCCTCCTGGTTATACAAAAACAGAACTCGCAACTATTAACATGATGGGGCGAGGCATGGCGATAAATAATCGCGCCCGTTTTATGCATCTCTCATACTCTCATAACCTAGCATTACTCAACTCATCAACAACAAGAAGTATGGTTAAGTCACAAGCATTCCAATCTATGTGGCCAATGACTTTGCGCGATGATGCTGACAGTAAGGCTATGTGGTGGAATGATTTTGGCGGCGGTGTTTATGCCTCATCAGCAGCAGGACAGGTAACAGGCTTTCGAGCTGGTCATATGGAGTCTGGCTGGCAAGGTGCGCTAATCATAGATGATCCTGTAAAACCAGATGATGCGTACAGCGAGACTGTTCGTGATGGTGTAAATAATCGGTTTAACGAAACAATCAAATCACGATTAGCCATTGAAACAACACCGATGATTGTGATCATGCAACGCATTCATTATCACGATTTGAGCGGATATCTGCTACGTGGTGGCTCTGGTGAAAAATGGCATCACCTTTACTTACCAGTGTTCATAGATAACTCGCAATCGTATCAAGAGTTATTTCCTGAAAATACGCACGCTATACCTATCAAGCATGGACTTGATGATGGCTGGCTGTGGGAGTTTAAACATAACGAATCTCACAGGTCTGCTTTAGAGTCACACCGTAGAACATTTGAAGCGCAGTATATGCAACGGCCTCGCAGATTTAACGAGGAAGGAGCCCTGTGGAATGAGCAAATGATCGGCGCGGCTCGTGAATTGAACATCATAGAGAAGCTAGCTCGAACCGTGGTGGCTATTGACCCGCAAGCAACAAACTCAGATGAGAGTGACGAAACCGGTATTGCCGTTGCAAGCGCATACGGCGGTGGAGATAAGCGACAGTTTACAGTTGATGGTGATTACAGCGGTAAATACTCACCTAATGGGTGGGCTACAAAAGCGATATGGGCCTATGAACATCATAAGGCTGACGCAATAGTTATTGAAACTAACCAAGGCGGCGATATGGCTGAGGAAACCTTGGTTAACGCTGGATTCAAAGGGAGAGTAATAAGGATTCACGCTAGTAAGGGGAAGTTTTCCCGTGCAGAGCCGATATCAGCCTTATATGCACAAGGTAGAGTTTGTCATAGTGGAAACTTATTTAAGCTAGAAAACCAGATGATGGAATATGTTCCGCAAACTGCCAAGAAGTCACCAGATAGGCTTGACGCAGCTGTTTATGCCCTGACTGAATTAAGCGAACCGTCAGCTATTGGCATGATTGTTCCAAAAAGATTACTGAGGCGATAATGCAAGAAAACATGAAACTAGCCGTCAATCACATGGTGAGTGATGCGATAGCTCGTGCCCGTATGGCTTTGGTTAATCCAACCATGGGGCTTGATGCGAAGCGATCATCTGCTTGGTGTGAATACGGATTCAAACAAGATTTAACCTTTGAGGATTTATATAAACTATTTCGCCGTGGTGGGATTGCCTTTGGTGGGGTAACAAAACTTGTAGGTAATTGCTGGAAAACATCACCTCAAGTGATTGAGGGGGATAAAGCAGATAAATACAAGAAAGAAACAACTTGGGAAGCTTCATTTAAAAAGTACGTGAATAAGCGTATTTGGAAAGCGTTCAAAGAAGCAGATCAGAAGCGTCTTGTCGGTCGCTATGCAGGCTTGATCCTTCATATCAATGATAGTGGAAAGTGGCATGAGCCCGTCACGAAATCAAAGCTACTTAAAAAAGCAACGCCAGCATGGGCGAATGCAATTAAGCCTACTGATTGGGTGACGGATATTAATTCTCCTAATTACGGTCAACCTAGCATGTGGCAGTACACGGAGACGCTACCAAATGGTGGGACTAGAAATATCAATATTCATCCGGATAGGATTTTCATTCTAGGTGATTATTCAGTTGACGCTATCGGCTTTCTTGAGCCTGCCTATAACGCCTTTGTAAGTCTTGAAAAGGTTGAGGGGGGTTCTGGTGAATCATTCCTTAAAAACGCAGCAAGACAGCTAAATATCAACTACGAAAAGGAAGCCAGCCTTGATGAAATGGCAAGAATGTATGGCGTTGACATTGCTGGGTTGCAGGAAATTTATAATGAAGTAGCAAGAGAAATCAACGCAGGTAATGACTCAGTTCTTGTTACGAAGGGCGCAAATGTTAGTCCTATGGTTACGGCTGTATCTGATCCGACACCAACTTATAACGTCAATCTTCAAACAGCATCAGCCGCAATGGATATTCCATCAAAAATACTTGTTGGCATGCAGACTGGCGAAAGAGCTAGCACGGAAGACCAGAAATATTTCAATGCACGATGCCAATCACGCAGAGAAAGCGAACTGTCATTTGAGATAGAGGACTTCATCGACCATCTAATTAACATCAAGGTGCTAGAGCCTATCGGTGAGAAAACGGTTGTTTGGGATGATTTGAACGAACAGTCATCGATTGATAAGCTTGATAGCGCTGAGAAGATGAGCCGAATTAATCAAACGGCTCTCGCTACTAGTGAGCCGGTGTTTAGTGTCGAAGAAATTAGGACGGCGGCTGGCTATGAAAATGATAGTGAAGAGCCATTAGGTGAAACTGATGAAGATACAGAAGATAAGGACGGCGATAAGACCCGGAACGAAAGCTGATCCAACATCAGTCGATAAACTAGAACGTGGCGCAATGAGAGAGTTTGCGAAACGTATTCGGAGAATATCAAAAGGCTATATTCAACTTCTTAACAGGATCCCCTCTGAGCCAGTCGTCAATAGAAAATACCAATTCGATTTAGACCCTAACTATCTATCAATACTGTTGAGAGATGGTGAGCTAATGGTTGATGAGGTGCTTTTGAATGGTGGCGAGTTCGGTAACTTTCTTTTCCTCGAATACGTCAGTACAGCATACGAGAGAGGAACAGCGCAACAGTACGCAAACTTAGCGCAACAATCGACTGTCTACGCAGCTACTCAACAAAGTGTTGCAACGATACTGATGAGTGAGCCATATCAACTAAGAATGGCTCTAGTTCGCGCTCGTGTTTTCGAAGAGATGAAAGGGCTGTCTGGTCAGGTTAAAGCTGACATGGCCCGCATTCTTACAGATGGTATAGCGAGAGGTTTAAACCCTCGTGAATTGGCGAGAAATCTAACTAATCAAGCTGGCATTGAAACTCGCAGAGCTAATCGGATAGTAAGGACAGAGATACCAAGCGCATTGCGTAGGGCACGATTAGATGAAGCTGACGAAGCCAAGGAAATGCTTAACCTTGAAACTCGTGAGATTCATGTTTCAGCACTAAGCCCAACAACAAGAGCTAATCATGCAGCTAGACACGGGAAGATGTTTACGTCTGATGAGCAACGTGATTGGTGGGCTCGTGATGCTAATTCAATTAACTGTAAATGCTCAACTGTAACCATTCTTGTTGATAAAGATGGCAAGCCTTACAACAAGACTCTCATCAATAAACTGTTAGAGGAAAAAGAAGCCATGAAAGAACGTGGTTATCAATGGGCGGAGGAATAACTGATGCCAATTCAAGTAAACGTCACGACAAAAGTTAATAGCGCCTCTATTCGGCGTGAAACATACAACGGTCGTGAGCACATTATTATCCCAAGCTACACGCTTCCTGCAAACGTCATTATGAATGGTGGATTATATCCAGGCAGTGAGATTGACGCTCATTACCGAGAGTTAGAAGGCACTCCTGCTCCATTGGGCCATCCTACGCTTGATGGTCAGTTTGTATCAGCGCTTTCTTTCGAAGGTCTTAATGTTGGGTATATCGGCGCAGCAAACAGAAATGTTTCCAAGGTCGGTAATCGCATCTATTTAGAAAAGTGGATAGATGTAGATAAGGCTAAAGAGTCAGAAGGCGGCAAAGAAGTTCTTCAGCGCGTCGAAGCGATTGAAAGTGGTGAAAGTTCAGATCCAATTCATACGAGCGTTGCTGTTTTTCTTGAGCAGATCGAAGCAAACGAAGAACAGAAAGCGCAGGGTTATAACTGGATTGCAAAGATACACAGCATGGATCATGACGCAATTCTGCTGTATGAGTCAGGCGCAGCAACACCAGCTCAAGGTGTCGGAATGATGGTTAATGCTGACCAAGCCACAGAGGTTAAAACTAACAGTGGCGCTCTGGTTGGTGAAACTTATCGTGAAAAATCTCATCGACTTGAAATGGCCGCAAAGAAACAGTTCGTTGCTGGTGATGGTTATGTGTGGGTATCGGACTTCACAGACACTCATGCAGTAATCGTTATCGATGGAGGTAATGCAAAACTACATTCATACACAAATGAAAATGGCAACATCACCTTTGATGCGCAAGGCGAAGAAGTTGAGCGTCAAGAGTCATGGGTGAAGGTTGTAACAAACAAACTTAAATCAGCTTTCAGTAAACCGCAGGCAAGCCCTGCAATCAATAACATCACGGAGGGCGACATGCCTTTAACTCAAGAAGAAAAAACAGAGCTTTATTCAGAAATCGGCAATCAAATTGCTGCGAATGTAACAAAAGCATTGGAAGGTATCACGTCAAAAATTGATACGTTACAAACCAATCAAGAACAGTTAAAAGAAACTTTAACCGCAAATCAACGCGCAGAAGAAACCGAAATGCGCAAAGCAGTTGCCGAAAAATACGGTGAAGTGGTGGCTAACTCACTGCAAGGTCAAGCACTGATCGACATGCATAAACAAATTGGTGACGCAGCAAGTTTGGCCGGCAACTCAGGCGCACAGCAAGAGCAAACTGGCGCACCAGATCCAGCAGCATACTTTGGAGGTGCTAAATAATGGCTACTAGTCGCTATCGCCGTGTAAACCTTGACGGTAAATCAATCACAGAAACTCGCGCAGCAAAAGCAGTTACACTTCCAGGCACTTTTATTGTTATTAACGCAGACAATGAGTTCGCTCAAGCCACCGCATTATCCGGTCGCATTTATGTAGCCAATCCAGCATATCACCAAGGGCTATCTATTCGTGATGGTGTTCCGGTTGGTGATTCTCTGGTTGGTGAGTATGTAGAAGAAGGTCGAGAGATGGCTGTATTGGTTCCTGCTGGAACTTATAAAAAAGACTCACCAATCAAGCTTGGTGCTGATGGTAAAGGCGCTCTTGCATCCGCTGATACGGAATCAGTAATTGGCTACTCTCAAGATGAAGTGACGCTAAAAGCTGATGATTTCATTCGTGTTCGCTTTCGTGTTGGCACTGTGGCTACTGCAACTACTGATCAATAAAAAGGAAAAAACATGTTTTATACTGCTGAAACTTTAGCAACAAATAGCCGACTGCAACGCCAGTGGGATAGCCTATGGGCTACACGTAATATCTATAACACGCAACATAACCTGATGATAAACCAGTATCGGAATGTTATGGATGGTGAGACTTTAGCGGCAAACCAGTCAGGCGGTTTCTCTAAGGACTTTTGGAAAGAAGTAGATAACAATATTATTCAGTTGCGCGACCAAGAAACAGGCATGGAAATCGTCAATGATTTAATGGGCCTGCAAACAGTGTTACCAATTGGCAAAACAGCGAAACTGTATAACGTGGTTGGCGATATTGCTGATGACGTATCAATCAGTATCGATGGTCAAGCACCATACTCTCATGATCACACCGATTATGGTTCTGATGGTGACCCAATCCCAGTATTTACCGCTGGCTTTGGTGTTAACTGGCGTCATGCGGCGGGTTTAAGCACAGTTGGTATTGACCTTGTTCTTGATTCTCAAACTGCAAAAATGCGTCAATTCAACAAGAAAGTAGTTAACTACTTCTTAAATGGTGATGCATCTATTAGTGTTGAGGGATACAAAGGCCAAGGCCTGAAAAATCACCGCAACACAGCGAAAATCGATCTAGGTGCTTCTGGTGCTAATATCGATTTAACCACAGCTGACTTGCCTGCATTGTTAGCGTTCTTTGGTTTTGGTGGTGCGTTCGGTCAGACTGCATTCAACAACAAAGTGGACGCTTACGATGTTATGTGGGTGAGCTACGAAGCATGGGGTAACTTAATCAAGCCTGTGGTTGTTTCTGTCGGTGCTGGTGCTGGCAATAGTGTGGTAAATGGTCGCATTATCGATACATTACTACCGTATGCTGGCGTGAAAGAAATTCGCCCTACTTATGCGCTTAAAGGCTCTGAGTTTATCGCTTATCAACGCCGTAAAGATGTAGTGACACCGTTAGTTGGTATGGCAACAGGTGTTGTTCCTAAACCTCGCTTTATGCCACAGGAAAACTATAACTTCCAAATCATGAGCGCAGCAGGTCTGCAAATTACTCGTGACGGTGACGGAAAGTCAGGTGTGGTTTACGGTGCTAAACTGAGCTAAGGATCTGCAATGACAAAGTACGAGGTTATTATCCCTTGGCATGGTGTCGAAAAAGGTCAGGTGGTTGAGTTAGAAAATCTTCATCCAGCCTTTAAGGCTAATGTTAGAGCATTATCTAATGATGCCGCTGAACTGGTTCCAGCCACACCAAAAGCCAAGTCTAAAAAAGACAAAGACGAATAGCCGCGAAAGCGGTTTTTTTATGCCCTCGAAAGGGGGCTTTGCTTTGTGAGGTAATAATGATCACAAAAGAGCAAGCCAAAGAGTACCTGACAGGGCAGGGAATAGAATTACCTGATTTTATTCTCGAAGCACTTATTGAGCAGGTAGGCAGTATTCAAGAATGCCTTGATAAACACTATCCATCAGCAACTGCACTATTAATCCAGATGTATCTGCTTTCACTCATGGCACTTGGTCAAGGCGATAAATATATCAGCTCACAAACAGCACCTAACGGCGCATCACGCTCATTTCGATATCAATCGTTTGGTGATAGATGGAAATCGGCTGCGTCACTACTGCGTGGTTTAGATAAGCACGGTTGTGCTAATGGGTTAATACCAGACGATCCAACTCAAACTGCTCATGCTGGTTTGTGGATAGCGAAAGGTGGCTGTATGTGTAGGGGGGCGTAATGAGTTCAATTGCGAATTGGGCTTACACCTCGTGGGCTACTTTATGGCGACCAAACGGAAAAGATAAATACGGCAAAGTTACATTCTCAGAGCCGGTTCATTTTCTTTGTGGCTATGGTAGTGAGCTTAAGTCTGGAAAGTTAGATATTGGCTCTGAAATCACCATTAAGTTGGTTTTCTGGACTGAGTATGCTGATGCTAAAAAAGGTGACTTTATCGCTATTGGTAAGCACTCAGGCGATCCGTTATCTGTCGGTGCTGATGAAATAAAATTCATCAAACGTGATGAGGATTTATTCGAGCATATTGCGGATGACTACACTTTGATAACGGCGGTGTGATATGGCAGCAAGAGTAAGGGGTATTTCTCAAGCTAACGCAAACCTTAGAGCGCTTGTTGGTGATATACAGGGTAAGAGAGTTATGAGAGCTATCCAATCGGCTTTATTGATTGGTAGCGCTCAAGCTGCTATATACACACCTATTGATACATCAACACTTATCAACTCTCAATTCAGAGAAGTCACTGTTAATGGCACTCGCGTTACTGGTCGTGTTGGATATACAGCAAACTACGCGGTTTATGTTCATGATCCAAGAATTAAGCAAAACTTTAGGCGTTCAAGTGCTCGTAAAGAGTTCTTATCTCGTGGTTTTGAAGATGAGCGCAAGGCTATTGATGACGCGGTAAGACGGGAGCTTCAAATATGATACATGAGAAGTTTGAGCGCTACTTAAACAGAGGTAATTTGCTCGATGGTTTCATTGTTCAATATTTAACGTGGAATGAGCAACCAGACGAAAAGACGCAGCAATATGCTGTTATTCAACCTGATGATGGTAGCGGTAGGTTTGCTGATTTAGGTGCTGATGATTTCGTGACGCTTGTTCTAGTATCTGCGCAGTATGATCCAGAGCCTGCATTGATAAGAGCTAATGAAATTCTAAACTTTGTTGCTGAATTCCCCGATGATTGTGAACTCAATTCAATATACAACTTAGGCGGTCTACCAAGGCCGATACCGACAGAAGAAGGTCGGTTTATCCTCAAGCTTTCTTTCCGCTGTACATCTTAAATTAAACACATCTCAACAGGTCGCTTATGCGGCCTTTTTTATTTGCAAATAAAGAGGTTATAACATGGCACAATGCCCTGATGATAAAGGCCTAGTGATGGGTAACGCAGGTATTCTGCGCATTGCAAAAGTCTGTCCTGACCAAGTACCAGCACAAGATCAATTCTTGCGCTTAGGTGCGCTAACAAGCAAGTCATTCGATTTCGGTATGGAGACAGTGACATCTAATGCTGATGACACCAAAGGCTTAACTGAGTCAATTGTTACTGGCGCTGACTTTACCATTAGTTTTGATGGTGAATTAAAGAAAGCTGGTGTAACCGGTTCTACTTCCGCGTTTGATATTGCCAAAGAAATCCTTGATGAAATCAAAGCAAGTCGCCAACCAACATATTGGGTTCAACTTGATATGAAAGGCGATGGCTCTGATGTTGTTCAGGGTTATATGGCTTTCACATCTTGGTCAATGGAGTTTCCAACAAAAGAAATTTCCACTTATTCAGGTGAATTGAAAGTCTATGACTCAGACACCGTTGAGTGGTTGCAAGAAGAAGTTGTTGTTGAAAGTGTCGCGGTAGAGCCAGCAACTCTGTCTGTAAAAGTGGGTGAGACTAAGACATTTACTGTCAAATTTACCCCAACAGATGCGACTAACAAAAACTACACCGCTGTAAGCGATAAGCCGAATTTTGCAACAGTTACCCAGCTTGTTAATGTGGTCACTGTGCGTGGTGTTGCTGAAGGAACTGCGAACGTTACTGTCACATCAGAAGATGGTAGTAAAACAGCTAAATGCGTGGTCACTGTTACCGCTGCTTAATATTACAAAGGGTGCTTTCGAGTGCCCTTGATAATATTCAGGAGGGATTATGACGCCTATTTTAGAAATCGGTGAGATGGTCATCTCTACTGATAAAAATGATTACTTATTTAGACCATCGTTCATCAATATGACAAGAATTGGTGAGCCTAAACAGATTGTGAGTTCGTACGGTCAATTAAATGGCACAGAGGTGCAGGATTTAATTACGCGCGCCGTAATGAATTACATGGTTATTCCTGAGTGGTTAATAAAAGCGATTAGCAAGCCAACATATGGGCGCAATATCCTACAAACTGCAATGATAGTAATGCAGGCGTGCTGTGATGACGATTGTTCGGAAATCATTGGTGAATGGAAATCAGGTAAGCGCGGCATTGTCTATAAAAACGGTAAGATGCCAATCGCTGACATTATCGTCATTGCTCGAGAATTATTCACTCACGGAATTATCGGTAAAGCGAAGATCCGCAAACTTCAACGCAATGAGGGCAAAAACGAATTCTCAGATGAGTTTATGGCAATTGACTACATTAGCTCAGCTCGTGCTCATTTTGGTATGAATCGTGATGAAGCCGAACAGTTAACTATGACTGAATTTCAGATGATGCTCAAAGCTAAATACCCTGATGAGAAAGGATTCACTAAAGAAGAATATGACAACATCATGAAGCAAGATGATAAGCGTAATGATGAGCTGATTAGTGGCAAGCGTCGATTAGTGAGTAGGAAGAGATAGGTTCGTTTTCTGAAAGCGGTAATCCCAACCTTGTCCGAAGATAGCCGAACGGTAAATTTGTGCCTTTTTATGGGTAGTGATACTGTGTTTATGTACAGATTAAGTATCCTCTAAATAGAGATTTATCTCTTATAAAAGATAGTGAGATTCCTCTCAGAGGCACAAACTTTTATTGAAGTTAACTAAATGTTGTTTTAGTATGGCGCCAAGTTGATATTATCAATTTGGTAAAAATGTAGCATTGGTAATGCTATTTAAGAGGTGTTTTATGAAAGCAATCAAGGTGATACTAACAGCTTTAGCTACTGGTGTGGCTGCTGTTCCATCAATTGATTGTCTTGCGAGTGACAGTCACAAGCATTCAATTGTCTCTAATTATAATGGAGATGAAATTAGGAATGAAAAAATAGTGAGTGACCTAAACGAAAAAATTGAATGTGTGAATAATCTTACTAGTATGGCAAGTGACTTGTATTTTAGCTTATTGTCAATGAATACAGATGAAGCGCGTAAGATTATTGCAGAGAGTGGCGCTAATAACTATGAAAATAGTGAAATGTTTATTAGAGCGCTAGAGATTTTTGCAAAAAATACAGCTGAAGAAAATACCAGCAATGTAGCTATTTATAGTGATATAGTTAAATACTGGAAGAGCATCGCAAAAGCTAGATACGAAATATCTAGATTAAATAATTTTGTCAAACAATTGACCATAATTCCTAAAACTTACGAAAGCGATATTGACTTTTCTGCTCTAAAGGAGCTTTCTCAGTACGCCACTGGAAAAGTTATTAGTGGAAAATATGATCTGGCTTAAGAGGGTGTCGTGACAATAGAAATATCCATCAACGAAGATACAAGGAAAGACTTTATTGACGATATTTTTCTTAGGCATCCAGAGCTAGAAAAATCAATAATTCAAGATTTTTATCGATATAAAGTAACAGGTGAGCTTCCATCTTACTTTGGTACTGATGTTGCTTACACTGAGCCACATGCTGCGATAAAAGCTGGATTAATGCATATTCATCTTAAGTTCCCGCCAGACTGCTTCCCTGAAAACCTGCCTCAATCAGATAGAAAGTGCAAGATGGGGGATCCAGAAAAGGATGCCTGTCTGGTGTATGTTCAGGGTGAGTTGTATGAAAATAAATACTCTATTCTTGGTATACTTAACCCAGATGCACACGCAATGGCTAGGGATAAAAATATAATGTCATACCTTAGCCGCATGGCCCAAAAATTTAGAGATGAAAACTAACCCGCTTCGGTGGGTTTTTGTTGCCTAAATTTCACCACGCCTCTTAACTGAGGCTTTTTGCTTTCCTTTGCATCACCATCTATATAACATAATAAATACTTTTATCTTTTAATAGCTTTGATGGCATAAGACAGGATATTTATTATGATTAATGCAATTAGAGAGCAACTATCTAAAATAGCCTTTTTGGATAAAGATGAAATTGTAACGCTACATTTTTCATTGCTAGAAGAAATAAAAAAACAGAAAGCTAATAATAACCAAGAAAATGTTATTTTACTGTGTGAGAAGTCGATAGCCATATCATCAATTGTAATGCAAGCAATGAAGAAAAGGCACATAGAGGGTATGGATGAGTATTCAAGATCAACTGGAACCCTATCAAATAATAAATTTTATTACCCAAATCATTATGCGCTACCAATATTAAGCGGAATATACAAGAAAAATGGTGAGTTAAGTAAATTAAATGAAATGAATGATAAATTACTAAAAGAAGGTTGGAACACAGGGAAAGAAGAGAAATTGTATTTTCTGTAATTAACTCAACAAGGTAATATTGTTCAAACATTAACTAACGAGGATGGTGTTGTGAATTTAAAACATATTGGTGGGATATTATTGGCAATTGGTATCGTGTCTATATTTTTAGGGATAATGTCTTTTGTTAACACATCTAGTTATAAGATGGCCGAGCAGATGCCAAATATAACACTACTTGTGTTTGGTGGATGCTTCTCATCATTAATAGGATCTGTTTTCTTTGGTTGCGGATCAATTGTTGATGCTATTGAAGGTAAATCGGTCTCATCAACAGAAAAAAGAAACATCTTAGATACAGATTCTACTCAAGAAACAAATCACGAGAAAATAAAAGAAATCTTAAAAAGAAGGTAGTTTAAAAATAAACTAACCATAGAGGATGGCACTGTGAGAAAGATATTAGTTACACCACTCTGGGTATTGACTACCTTATCTATTTTATTTAGCGCTGGTTCTATTGCTAAAGAAAATATAAAGATACCAGATGTTGCAAAGGCGGCTTGCATTAACCACAAAGATAAAGAGTCGTGCGAGGGTTTCGTTATCGCATCAATGGGTCATGCATTTGAGCAAGGTAGAATTAGCATGGTTTGTGATTTGATGCGCGAGTCTGGGGAAAAAATACCAGAAGAGCAAAAAGATAGATGTGATGAAGCTAACGATATGTTACGAGAAGTGCGAAGCGTTAAGTATTAACTTTATACATTAACTAATCAAAATAACCCTGCCAACTGGCGGGGTTTTTCATTTTAAGGATCCGATAAATGGCAAATGTAGGCGAAATTGTTTATCAAGTTCAAATGGATGTTCGGCAATTACTTACATCGCAACAGCAGTTAGAGCAACGCCTTAATCGTATGGATAGTAGTTTTAACCGAACGTCTCAATCGGTAAATAACACAGAACGTTCAATGCAGTCTCTATCTAAAGTTGCGGCGGCTCTGACTGGTTATTTATCGGCTTCAATGGTTGCTAGTTATTCCGAAGCATGGACTGAATTAAACAACAAACTATCTAACTCAGTTCGTGCGAGTGAGTCACTTGTTGATGTTACTCAGCGAGTATTTGATATCTCTCAAGCAACGCGATCTAGCCTCGATGCCACGGCAACACTCTACGCACGATTAGAGCGAGGCACGAGAGAATACAACACATCAGCAGCGGACTTGGCAAAATTAACATCCATCATCAACCAAGGCTTTATCGTCTCTGGTGCTACTGCACAGGAAGCAGAAAATGCCATTATTCAGCTATCGCAGGGTATCGCGTCTGGCGTTCTCCGTGGTGAAGAATTTAACTCAGTGGCGGAACAGGGTAGTCGTTTGATGGTTGCACTTGCTGACTCGATGGGTGTTGGTATTGGTCAACTCCGTAAGATGGCAGCAGAAGGCAAGCTAACTACTGATGTTGTTGTGAAAGGTTTGCTCTCTCAAGGTGATGCGATCGGTAAAGAGTTTGCCAAAACCACTCGAACAATGTCACAGGCTTTCCAAGAGGCTGGGAACAACCTAACCAAGTTTCTCGGTGAGAATACGACAATAAAGGCATCTATTAACGTATTTAGCGATGCTGTAATTACCGTTAGCCAAAATTTATCAGAAATGGGAACTATTTTAACAGCGGTTGCTGCAGTAATAGGCTCAAGATATGTTGGCGCTTTAGCCATGGCTAGTGTAGCGCAAATAAAAAAAGCCAGGGATACAATAACGGCTGTCATGGCAACTAGACAGGCAACCATAGCCGAAAGAGATGCAGCGGCAGTTCTTGCAAGAAAAGCCTTAGCGGATAAAGAGGCGGCGACTTTAGCACTAAAGAGAGCAAGAGATCAACATCAGTTAACTATTGGAACCAATGCTGAGGCGACAGCATTAGCTAACGTTACTAGATTAAGAACTGCCTATACAAATGCCGCTATCGCATCAACACAAGCAAATCAGGCATTAAGCGCATCACAAGCTAGAGTCGCAGCAACAGCCTTGACAATGTCAAATGCAATGAAGGCGCTTAACGCGGCGTCCGCTCCTCTTGGTGGGCCTATGGGTGCTTTGATGCTTATTGGTGCTGCTGTTTACTATGTAATAGATGCAATGAAAAGCGCCAAGCAAGCAGCTAGAGATTACAGCAACGAATTACCAGACTTAATTGAAAGACTGAAGGAACTAAACAAGGTACAACTTGATGCGGCTAGGGTTAAGACCTCTCAAAACATAGCGCAGAAAAAAGAAGATATCTCTGATTTAAAAGAAGAAGTGGAATCATTAACCAAACAGTTAAGCATACAGAAAAAACTTAATGAGTCTGGAGTTTGGAGACCTGATTCTGCAAGAGAAAAAGAAAAAGAGCTAACTAACGATCTGGCAATTGCTAAGGCAAATCTTGATAGTAAAACTACTGAGCTTTCTTATTCTGAGAATGCGTTACTGCAAATAGATCGTCAAATTAACAAAGTAGTTGCTGATCAAATGGAGGAAGCAAGAAAGCTTCACGACGAACTTGGAAACGGTGTTCAGAAAGTGCAAATGCTATCTGATGCGCAAGACTTCTTTGCTAAAAAGTTAGGCATATCAACTCAAGCTATAAAAGACTTTAATGCTGAAAAAGTATCTTTCGAGTGGTCTAAGGAGGGGCTTGATTTAAGAAAGTCACTAGAGCGTGATATGAAACTAGCTAACGCAAAAAGCGAAATCGATAAAAGAAAGCTTCAAGTTGAGTTTTACGCTGAAGATAAAGGAATAACAGACGAAAAAGAAATAAACCAATTAAAGCAAATAGCAACAGCAACCCAAGAGGCTCAAGATGCCGCAGCCGAACGTAACAAAACAACCAAAGAATCAACCAAAGCTACAGACGCAGCATACGAAGCATTAAAGCGCCAGAGAGAAGAAATTGAGCTTTTAAACAAAGGTTATAAAGACGGATCTCTTGAAATGGCTAAGTATGATGCAGTTAAAGCATTGGGTGATACTGCATCTCCTAAGCAGATTGAAAAAGCGGAGCAGCTAGCAGAAGAAAAATACAATATACAGAGAGCAGCTAAAAACAAAGAGCTTGCTCTTGAGATTGACACAATAAGAAAGTTAGATGAAGAGAGAAAATCAAGGTTAAACACGCTAGATGAGTTACTAGCTAGTGAAGATATATCTTTTGAACTTCATCAAATTAAACGCCTTGAAATAGCAAGCGAGTATTCTCGCAAAATAGCAGAAGAAAACGCCAAACTTTCAGCCAATCCAATTGAAGATAACAGGGCTCAGTTCGATTCTGTTCAGCAGTTGAAAAATGAGAATGCTAAAAAACTAGCGCTCATGGATAAGTACTATGCTGATGAAATGGCAATTATTAATCAAGCGTATGCAAATCAACAGATCTCACACGAGCAATTTACGACAGCTAAGCAAATCACTGACGCACAATACCTTCAGATAAGAACGGCACAGGAAAAGCAATTCAACGAACAGCAAACTGCCGCACAGTGGCAGATGTTAAGCCAGCAGAGCTTAGGTTTTGACATGCTTACATCTGCTGTTGATGCAATGTCGGGAAGCGCATCAAACGCTATCACTGGATTATTGACTGGTACTATGACTGCCGCCGATGCAATGAGATCACTAGGTAACACAATACTAAACAGTGTTGTTAATTCCATTGTTCAGACCGGTGTTGAAATGCTGAAGAATTTCATCATTGGCAGAACAATGGGCGCTGCTGCTGCTGCCGCATCTATGGGTGAGGCTGCAATTGTTGCTTCTGCTTGGGCTCCTGCCGCTGCGTTTGTTTCTTTAGCTACCATGGGGGCTAATGCCGCGCCAGCTAATGCAAGTTTAGTTGGAACTACTGGTCTTGCTTCAACACTGGCAATTGCTGGCGCTCGTAAAAATGGTGGCCCTGTTGACGCTGGTTCAATGTATCGAGTTGGTGAAGGTGGTAAACCTGAGATATTCAAGGCTAACAACGGTCGCCAATACATGATACCCGGTGACAATGGAAAGGTTATTTCCAATAAAGATATGCAAGGTGGCGGTATGAATGTGAATGTTGTCTTTAATGACTATTCATCTGGTGGCCACAAGTTTGATGCGCAGACATCACAAGATGGAAATACGCTAACTATTCAGGCATTCATTATGGATATGGATAATAAAGGCCCTATGCTTCAATCAATCACAAGAAATACATCGGCAACAGCGAGAGCAAGAGGTTGATATATGGTTATTGATTACCCTGATTGGCTTCCTCTGGCGCAGAAAGCCGATAAAAGCATGACGCTAGATACTGGTTTCTTGACAGATCAGCCACAGGTAGGCGCACCTATATTTCAGAAGCTCACTGATGACTTAAAAACTGTATGGAGTGTGAATTGGATATTTACACTTCAACAGGAGCAGGCATTTGCGCAATGGTTGCGAAGTCCTAACTATCTTGATAATTGCAATCGCTGGTTCAGGATGAAAATTAATCTTGGTGGTAGTGGGTTGCAGGAACAGGAATTGCATTTTGTTTCCTATCCAGTGCAAGCCAGTATTAATGGTTCTTCTGTAACATGGACTGGTCAGGTCATTAGCAAGAAACTTTATAATTCAGATGATGAATTCGACGATATTATTGTTGAGTTTCCGCCATCATTTGGAAGTTGGCTTGATATTATCGTTACTGAGACTCTACCAAAGTATAAGGAGTTGTAATGCCTACACTAAGAGAGTATCGGGCACAAAGGCCAAACAGAATACTTTATGAGACGCTGCAATTTAGTCATCCGTCATTTGGCGATATTTATCTCGTGTCTTATCAGGTATTCCCAAAGGTTCTAGGTGGTGTTGAATATCAGCCGTGTAATTTCGAATTATCGGACAGTCAGCAAAGCAGAACGCCCATCATTGACGCTAGTGTTAAATTCAGCCGTGTCGCACAAGACTTTAAGCAGAAACTTAAACTATGGAAATCATTCAATAGAATGACACCCATAGAGGCTACTTATCGCTTATTTGATGAGAAAAACAAAGGAACAGCAATTACTCGATGGAAGTTATTTATGAAAGATGTGTCGATGGATCATGAAAGTGTCACTGTCACGCTATCTATGAGCAACCCACTGAATAAAAACATTGGCCGCATTTATGAGCCACAAGAATGGCCTGGCTTGGAGGCTGTATGACAACTCAGGAATTCATCGATAAAGTTATCGGAAAGCCTTGGAAAAACAGGTCTTGTACATTTGACGCTATGGACTGTTGGGGGCTCGTCGTTCTCTATTATCGTCATGTGCTAGGTATTGAGATCCACCATGACGCTGGATATGAGTCTGAAACAGATTTTGTTACTTGCTATAAAAATGAAGTTGAGTTTTGGGAGAAAGTAAATCAACCAGAAAATGCTGGAATCTTTATAGGCTATATAGGCTCAAAACCCGCTCATATTGGATTGATTATCGATGGTAACGCATTACATAGTCGAGGTGAAAACGGCTCTGTGAGAATGGATAGGTTGATTGTGCTCGAGAGAAAGTTCACTAAGTTGGAGTTTATGAAATATGCCAATAATTGAAATTCAGCGTGTCGCTGGAATGCCAAAAGAGAGAGTCGAGATAAAAGCCGGCTCTCTTTTTTTTGATTGGTTAAAAGAGCAAAACTTTCATCATGACGTTGATATCCATGTTAATGGCGTAAAACTCAACGATGATGATCGCCTTGATTTTATTGTTAGTGAATTTCATCACATTCAAATATTCGACCAACCGAAGGGAATTATTGGCGACATTCTTAATCCAGTATTTAAGTTTGTTTCCAAGATATTTTCATTCTTAGCGCCTAAGGCACCATCATTTAGCGCGGCGGATGTAAATGCAAAGGAAAGCCCTAACAACCGATTAACAGGCCAAACTAATATAGCGAGAACATATCAGGCTAGACCTGAAATTCACGGACAAGTTAGAGCCTTTCCAGATCTCATTCAGCAATCAATGTTTGAATACATCGACAATAAAAAGATGGTTACCGAGTGGATGAACTTTGGTATCGGTTACTACACGATTGAGAATGTGAAATATTCAGAATCTGAACTAATCGCCCTTGATGGTGCCAGTTATCAGATATTCCAGCCGGGTGAAGTGATCCCTCAGATATTCGAGGGTTTCGAGTTTCCCGATGTTGACGGACAAGAAATACCGGGGCCGAATGAAAGTGACGAAATCCCACAATATGAGGCTACTGCTAACAATGTTATTTCTGGTGAGATTAAAGGTGGTGAGGCGGCCATAAAGATAGAGAAACAAGATGAGTTTCGATATTTTATGGACATCGTAAAGCCTAGATCAGTAAGCCTTATTGTTAATGTAACTTATGATACTCCGCAGGGTTCGGTTACAAAGGATATTAAGGTTGACGCTTATTTATCTGATGCGAAAGAAAGTGATGATGGCGCTATTATCTCACCAAAATATTACTACGAATTCTTTTTCACCAATTTAACTGGTGGCGACCTAGCCACTCTACCGCCTAATGCAATTGTTAACACATCAAAGTTTGTTCTTTATGACAACCAATTCCTGACAGTAGGGCCTTTCTTTTCACCGCTTGATGGTGGTGAGTTATGGGTGCATTTAAACGCTCAACTCGGTGATGGCGATTATGCTAATGCAAGAATTGAATTTTGGAAGGTTGATGAGAATAACAATGAAATAACTGGAACAAGAGAGTCATTCAATAGAGGATTCCCATCTGCACCAAAAACAAAAACATACTATCTTACGGAGAAGTTCAAGCCGTTAGCTGGATATGGAAGATACGCACTTCAACTAACTCGATTAGAAAACAGTAATGATCACAGCATTCTTAAGCTAGAGGAGGTCTTTATTGTTAGAGAGAGGATTAACGAAGTACATGAAGAAGATACTCTTGTTAAAGTAACAGTGAGGGCAACAGAGGCACCAACGGGAACAAGAGAGCGTAAATACAACGCACTGGCTACACGTCATGTTATTAGTTACGACATGAATAGCCGTAGCGTTGATTATACATTAAGACCATCACGATCATTTGCTGATGCTGTCGCTCACACTTGGCTAGTTACCGCAGGGCAGCCAGAAAGCACCATAGATTTATATGGTTTGTATTCAATCTATGAATCACTTCCAGATAAGCGCTTAGGATATTTTGATTACACGTTTGATGATGAAGATGTATCACTGGGTCAGCGTATAGAAACAATATGCAACGTTGCTCGTGTTATTTCATTTTGGGATAACGGCGTACTTACATTTACTCGTGAGGAGGAAAAGCAATATCCATCTGGTACATTTAACAGAGCTAACACGACAGGAAATGGATTCTCGCTGTCTTATGATATGACAATGCCGAGTGGTAATGATGGTGTTGAAATTGAATATGTAAACCCTAAAACCAACAAAAAGACCTATCTCAAGTATCGTATTGAAAATAACAAAATAGTTAACAAGCCAGCTAAAAACCCTAACAAAATAACCATTCATGGTTGTCGCAATGAATATCAGGCGACAGATAGGGCTCTATTAGAAATGGATAGATTAATACATCAGCGGATGAGTATCAGTGTGCAAACTCTCGCAGATGGTGATTATGTTTATCCAGGTGACTTAATTATTGTTGCTGACACATACGATAAGAATCAACAGGCTGGTTATATAGTTGAGAGGATCGGAAATCAATTTTCAACAAATGAAAAAGTTGTCTTTGATGGTGAGATGTTTGTTTTTATCACTGATCACCTAGGTAATACGACAGGAAGATTTAAAGCTATACCAAGAAGCGATACAGCTTACGGATTTATCGCTGATATACCTGATATCCAACTAAATATCTATGACGGGATGAATGTTCAATCTCCGTCACGTTATGTTATATCCAATATCATTGAAATGGACTCGATGAGGTGGATTGTAAGCGACAAAAAGCCTAATGCGGACGGAACTTATAGCATTACAGCAAGTGAGTATTTTTCTGCAAAGAAAGATTACAACGTTTAATTAAATTCATTTCAATCACAGCCAGCCTAAGTGCTGGCTTTTTTATTGGGAAAAATTATGTCTACAATTCCAACACAAAATCCAGTTCCAAGTGAAGCACCGCGCGACCTGAAATTTAACTCAGGTAAAATTGACGAGTTTGTTACGTCAATGAAAAACAAATATATTGATAGATTTGGGCAAGAGCATTTTACAATCGAAGGGTTGCGTTGGATTGCTCAGCAAGCGATATCTCAATTTGGATATATTACCTTGGACTCATTCCAAAAAGGTGTAGAAATAACACTGCCAAATCAAGTTTTACGCGATGAAATTACAGGAGAATATTACCGTTGGGATGGAGTGTTGCCAAAATCAGTTCCTGTTGACTCAACACCTGAAAATTCTGGTGGTGTTGGTGTTGGTAAATGGCTTGGTGTTGGCGATAGCACATTACGTGGAGAGATCTCATCAGAGAGAGGTGCGTCAATTATTGGATCCAGAAATGGCAATGTACAAGAACAGCTCGACAATATTAAGTCTAGTTATTCAAATATAATAACTCCATATCAATTTAAAACAGAAAGTAATTCTTGGAATGATGCATTTAATGATGCTCTTGCGTTTTCAGAAAATAATAAAGTGCCGATCCATGTCGGTGGCGTTTGGAGTTTGGATGAAACAATAATAGCTGGCAATAAATCTAATTTCATAGGGTATGAATCAGCAGTATTTACAAATAAAAAGCTCATTGTTAGCCAAAACTACGGCAGCAGAAAACAAAAGGAGCCAAATTCTTTATTGCCGATAAATAGTAATGTAATAAATACTACTGGTAATAATGCATCACCTAACACGGCTTTCTATGTTAACCAAAATTACAACAATCAAGGACTAGCTTTTTACAATGGTTATTTTTATATCGGTTATGATCTAGGGAGTGGGAATGGAATGATTGAGCGATATGCTCAGAACGGTGTTATAGATACCTCATACGGAGGTGTGTCAATTCCAATAAACCATACCGCTGATTTAGCCATCAGAGTTAAAGATGAATTTTTATATTCAGCTAGTGGAGGTGGAGCTGAGCCAACATATATTAGAAAAATAGCAAAAGATGGAAAGTCAGTTCTTGAAAGTATAGACCTAACAAATTACGGAAACAGCGCGCTGTGTGCTATCGATAATCATAATGACATACTTATATTACATAGCACTCTTAGTGGTGGTGATGGAGGATTGCCTACATTTACTTTCTTTGAATTTGGCAATTGGAATAATCCTGTTAAGCAATTCACACTACCTAAAACTTTAGGTGTGCCTCAAGGAATGGATGTTTATGACAACACTATATATTTCTATACAAATGATAAAATAACTCTTGTTTCGTATAGTGGGGAGGTTCTTTCAGAGGTGAGAGTTAACGCTAGTGGTGAGTCAGAAGGGATAGCTATAAGTGGGAGTTACGGCAATACATATATAGCAGTTGGTTATAATAACCCTAGAAGGGTTTGTTTTTTCACATCACCGCATAGCACTCAAGAATCATTTTTGGGATTTCCTTTTTTTGTTAACTCTGTAACATCACCAGCAACCTCATTAAAGCCACAGATAATACCTATTGGGTTCAGAAAAACATCAACAGGATGGGAGCTATTAGAATATTTTGATAAATCAAACGTTAACTATGCAGCTCTATGGGAATCTCCAGTGATAAGGAATGGAGATTTGATCATTAAATTGAAATCAAAATCACCGAGAAGTTTAGTTTCCTCTTCTATTTCATTCAATGCCAGCTCATTCCAATTTACGAATATATGCAATGCAATGTCTGATTTTTCCATAGGTTCTAGAGAGTTAGTAGTTAAATTTATTGGAGCAAATGGAGTTGTTGTAAATGCAGATTCTGTTCTTGGAACTGGTATTATCTATGGGTTCACCATAGTTGGAGTTAGTAACCAAAACTCTTGATTTTCTACATATGATTAATAATAATCTTAAAAAATATATAATTAGGATTATAATATGAGAGTGTTAAAAATAGACTCAATAAAAGGGGTTTTAATATTTTTAGTTGTTTTCGGCCATTTTTTAGAGTCTATGATAGGGTGGAATGGGGATTACTCCTCCACCTTACTGCATTTAATATATTCTTTTCACATGCCGTTTTTTATTTTAATTTCAGGATATTTTTTTAGTGTTAATAATTTTAATAAAAAACTTTTAGGTATATTTTTAGTTTATATAATATATCAAACAATATACTCCATACCATCAATCATAAATGGTACGTTATCTTACAAATATTTTTATGAGCCTAATTGGATTATGTGGTTTTTGATGAGCATGCTGTTTTGGGTGGTCATAACAAAAATAATTAAAAGCATAACGTTACCAGTAATTGCAGTCTCTATTATATGCTCATTATTGGTATCAATGTGCCATATAGATGGACACATACTAAGCTATATGAGAACCATTGTTTTTTATCCATTTTTTATCATAGGTTTATATTTAAAGCAGAGGAATATTGGTGTTGATAGAGTTTCAAGGTTAAGGGTTATTCCATTAATTTTAATCTTCATTTTGTTTACATCTATTTTTCTTTATTTTGATGTTGATAAATGGGTGCTTTTTGGTTTGTATAGCTATAATGATGCTGGTTATACAGATACAGAAGGCGTCTTATTAAGATTATTTGTTTTCGCATACTCTGCATTAATAATTATTTTATTATCCAGAATAATAAAAGAGAACAGCATTCTGTCACGTGTGGGTGAAAGAAGTTTATCAATCTACCTAACACACGGAATAATTGTTATTATTTTAAATAAATTTATTCATTTAAATGATAGCGTTATATCTGTTATTCTGGTTCTACTAATATCTATCGCAGTCACATCTTCCCTATCATTAAACATAATAGAGAAATGCAACAGATACATATACTCGCTAGGATTCATCAAAAAATAATGAAATGTGGGTGATAGCTAATCACTCACTCTTCAAATACTGCGCTGAATTCGCATCCGGCAACTTCTTACTTCTCTCACGATAAAACGCTAGCCGTTCATTAAAGTATGCTCTCAAATGTGCCGGTTGTTGTCGTTCAACTTCGGATGCAACAACTGGCATATTGAGGCGTTCTTTGTATGCGACACCTGAAGCAGCCAAATCGACATTAATCTTGTCTTTTTCTTCTTGAGTTAAGTTTGCTAAGTTCATAATGGATCCGGTTGGTGGTTTTTGGAGAGTATAGCAGGGTGAGAGAATTAAGATGCTGATGCAACTAACGATATATAATTTTTTTTCACTATGATACTATCGCGTCCGAGTTAGAGCAGTACACCAACACATTTTGAGGTACTTTTGCTAAATGTGTACACAATGGTGTACATAACTTGCAGAGTGAAGCAAGTAGATGCTACTAACGTATTAAATTTTAAAGAAAAATGATGTTTGCATGTGATCTTGCGTATGGGTCACCACTGTAAATAAGGATTTTAAATGCCAATTATTACTCTTCCTGATGGAAGCCAACGTCAATTTGAAAATGCAGTTTCTGTCATGGATGTTGCTGCAGATATCGGCCCTGGACTTGCGAAAGCATGTATTGCAGGCCGTATAAATGGTGAACTGGTAGATGCTTGTGAATTGATCGAACATGATTCAAATCTGGCGATTATTACCGCAAAAGATGATGAAGGTCTTGACATTATTCGTCACTCTTGTGCTCACTTATTAGGGCATGCCATTAAACAATTATGGCCACAAACCAAAATGGCGATTGGTCCTGTTATCGAAAATGGTTTTTACTATGATGTCGATTTAGACCATTCTCTCACGCAGGAAGATTTAGAAACTCTAGAAAAACGTATGCTAGAGTTGGCGAAAACAGATTACGATGTTATTAAAAAACGCGTAAGCTGGGCTGAAGCTCGTGAAACATTTGTTTCCCGTGGTGAAGATTATAAAGTTGCTATTCTTGATGAAAATATCAGTCAAGATTCACAACCTGGTCTTTATCATCATCAAGAATATGTTGATATGTGTCGTGGGCCACATGTTCCAAACATGCGTTTCTGTCATAACTTTAAGTTACAGAAAATTGCAGGTGCATATTGGCGCGGTAACAGCGATAATAAAATGCTACAACGCATTTATGGTACAGCTTGGGCTGATAAAAAACAGCTAAAAGCTTACTTAAATCGCTTAGAAGAAGCCGCAAAACGTGACCATCGCAAAATTGGTAAACAGCTTGATTTATATCATATGCAAGAAGAAGCGCCAGGTATGGCTTTCTGGCATAATGATGGTTGGACTATTTTTCGTGAGTTAGAAACATTTGTACGTTGTAAATTAAAAGAATATGATTACCAAGAAGTAAAAGGTCCATTTATGATGGATCGTGTTCTTTGGGAGAAAACAGGTCACTGGGAAAACTACAAAGAAAACATGTTCACAACATCTTCAGAAAACCGTGAATATTGTATTAAACCAATGAACTGTCCAGGGCACGTACAAATATTTAAACAAGGCTTACGTTCTTACCGTGATTTGCCATTACGTATGGCTGAATTCGGTAGTTGCCATCGTAATGAACCATCTGGCGCATTACATGGTTTAATGCGTGTTCGTGGCTTTACACAAGATGATGCGCATATCTTCTGTACAGAAGAACAAATTTTAAGTGAAGTAAATGACTGCATCAAATTGATTTATGATGTATATTCTACTTTCGGATTTGAAAAAATCGTTGTTAAGCTGTCTACTCGCCCAGAAAAACGTATCGGTGAAGATGCGTTATGGGATGTTGCTGAAGCAGACTTAGCAAAAGCCTTGTCTGATAACAATATTGAATTTGAATATCAGCCAGGTGAAGGGGCGTTTTATGGCCCTAAAATTGAATTTACACTTTACGATTGCTTAGATCGTGCATGGCAGTGTGGTACAGTACAATTAGACTTCTCACTACCAGGTCGTTTAGGCGCTTCTTATGTCGCTGAAAACAACGAGCGTAAAGTACCTGTTATGCTTCACCGAGCAGTGCTAGGATCCTTAGAACGTTTTATTGGTATTCTGACCGAAGAATACGCAGGATTCTTCCCAACTTGGTTGGCACCACAGCAGGTTGTCGTGATGAATATCACGGATGGACAGGCTGATTATGTACAAAAACTCGTCAAAGAATTGCAAGATGCCGGAATTCGTGCAAAAGCAGACTTGAGAAATGAGAAGATTGGCTTTAAAATTCGTGAACATACTCTACGTCGTGTTCCGTACATGCTTGTCTGTGGTGATAAAGAAGTTGAATCAGGCAAAGTTGCGGTTCGTACTCGTCGAGGAAAAGACCTTGGCAGTATTGACGTTAACGAATTTAAAGAAAAGCTTCTGCAAGAAATTAGAAGCAGAAGTCTTCATCAGTTGGAGGAATAA